AATTAGCGTGGAAATTGCGTGGAATATGGCTGGTACAAAAGAACAACTTGAAAAGACGCGGAAACCCTTTACAAGTGAGACCGCGAAAGAGGCGCAGAAAAAGAGTGTCGCCTCCCGTAATCTGCACACCATGATGGTGGAGTCCTTCGAGCGTGAGCTGGCCAAAAAGGTCAGAGGAGTCACCAAGCAAGAGAAGATCACCAAGCAGATAGTAGACGGAGCAACCGGCGGGGACGTCCAGATGATAAAGATATACACCTCGGTCGCCTTGAGTACCCAGGTGAAGGAGACTCACGTCGAGGCAACTGACAAGGGTATACTTATCACGTCCGTGGGCGCTATCACTCCCGAGGAAACCGCTGAACTATGAAGCAAGAGTGGAAATGCAGTAAGGTCTTTGTCGAGACCAAGAGGGCGTGGCTGTCCAAGCCGCGTTACATATCGTCATGTGGCGGTACACGTTCCGGCAAGACCTTCAGTAACCTCCAGCTGCTTATACTCGTAGCCAATACCCGCAAGGTGACTATATCCGTGGTGTCGGAGACAATGCCGCACTTGAAAAGAGGCGCTATACGCGACTTTCAGAATATCATGGGTACGGAGTTCGACGATAGCCACTGGAATAAGACTGACGCAATCTATACCTTCCCTAACGGCTCAATAATCGAGTATTTCAGCGCCGACTCACCCGCAAAGGTACACGGCCCAGCCCGTGATATCCTGTTTCTCAATGAGGCGCAGAACATATCCTATGACATAGCGCGTCAGCTCTTTGTCCGTACATCGGAGCGTATCCTGATAGACTACAACCCGACACACACGTTTTGGGTAAACGAACGTATCGAGCCGAGCGAGGACTGCGTCTGCATACATTCCACGTTTAAGGACAACTGCGACTGCGCGACCGGCGAGACATTCCTGTCACCCGAGCAAGTACGCGAGATAGAGAGCAACCAATCGGACACGAATTGGTGGCGTGTGTACGGCCTCGGACTTGTGGGTCAGCTGGAGGGTCTTATCTTCCCCGACTTCGAGCAGATAGACGAACTGCCCGAGGGCCTTGTCGAGACCTACGGTCAGGACTACGGCTTTACCAACGACCCGTCTACAATGATACACACGAAGATAGACACGGCCCGTAAAGCGCTATACTTCGACGAGGTCTACTACCGCAAGGGTATGCTTAACGCCGACATGGCGCGGGAAATGGAAAGCGCCGGAGTACCCAAGCGCGGGACTCCGATATTCGGTGACTGCGCGGAGCCAAAGACGATAGCGGACTTATGCACCTACGGCTATAACGTACAACCCTGCTATAAGGCAACCCGTAAGGCCGAGCAACTCCAGGAGATGAGAGGCTGGAAGATATACGTCACTAAACGCAGCCTTAACCTCATACGCGAGTTACGCGGTTACGTTTGGCAGACCGACAAGGACGGCAAGCAGCTCAACGAGCCGATAGGTGTAAACGACCACACGCTTGACGCCGCCAGATACTCGGTCACCTCATGGCTGTATCAGTATCGCGGACGTGGTCAGTATTGTTTCAGATAACAAATAGCAAGATATGATAGACAACTACGAAAGTATGCCGTATGTGACGTTCAAGCGTCTGCTTGCGGCTTGTGAGACAGCAGAGGACGATACACAGCGTACCGTCAGCGTTCTCTCTATACTCACCGGCAAGAGTGAGGACGAGATACTTAACCTTCCGATAGCGGAGTACGGACGGCTCGCCCAGATCGCGCAGTTCATCGGCACAGCCCCGAATAACGTACCCGTCCGGGCAGAGTACAAGCTGGGTGACTTCACGCTGGTGCCCGTGATACAGATAAAGAACATGACGGCGGGGCAGTTTATAGACTTTCAGCAATACGTCAAGGATGATAACCTGGATATAGAGCTGCTTTCATGTCTGCTCGTGCCGAAGGGCCACAAGTATATGGACGGCTATGACATTGAGGACGTCCACAAGACACTACGCGAGCATCTGCTTACCCGTGACGCTATCGCCTTAAAGAGTTTTTTTACAGTCTCGTCAGTCGCGTCACTTCCCAGTATACTAACCTCTTCGGAGGAGGTGAGGAAGAAACTGACGAGGCAGCAGAGACGCGAGATGAGGAGAGCGGCGAGGGTAATGCGTTCACTCAAAAATGGGGCTGGCTCGCTGTCATTGATGCAGTATCAGAGACTTATCGATGCAGCTGGGAAGCCGCTACCCTTATGAACGTGACGGAGTTTCTGAATGTCTATTGTTATCGTAACGACAAAATGGCCGAGAAGGAGAGGCAAGAACAACTATGGAGACGTCAACATTAAACGAGTTCCCGAAGGTGTACGAGGTGCTGGAGCGCTACGCAAAAGAGTTCATCGAGCTTTACAAGGTCAACCTTGCTATGAGTGGCCGTCCCGCTTCGGGGCGTCTGTCTAATTCGCTAAACTACAAAGTCAGTATTGGCACGAACGTCTACGCGGTCGATATATCACTACTTGACTATTGGAAATACATAGAGTCGGGCACACGTCCGCATTGGCCGCCTTTTGATGCTATACGCGAGTGGGTGAGGGTCAAGCCGGTCGTACCGCGACCAATGCACAACGGCAAACTGCCAACGGAGACACAACTTGTCAACGCGATCCGTCACAAGATAAGCGTCGAGGGTACGAAAGGTATTAACGACTTTGAACGTGCCAACCAAGAGATATTCTCACGCATGGAAATGAGTATCGCCGAGGCTGTGACGGAGGACTTACAGCGTCAGGTATCTATTATCTTCAAGGACTTCGAGAAGCGGTAAGACACAAAAAAGGCTCTTGTCCTATATTGGGAAAAACACTCTTTTATGGCAACCGCAATATGGAAGGATATAGAAGTCGCCTTGTCCGTTAATGACAGCGCCGATTTTGTTATCTATGACAAGGCCGACAATACCGGCAACATAATCTACCAGGGTAAGAGCTTCAAACGCCCCGGCAAGACTTACGCAACGGCGAAGGTGAACGACATACTCGCCGACTACCTCAAGCAGCAGCTCGTAGCGGGTGCGGTCAACATACGCCAGCCGTTCAGCGTCTACGTCGGAACGACACGTCAACTACAAGGCGAGTTTTTCCTTTGCTGGGACTATGAGACCGGCAGCGATGACCTTGACGGCTTCCCCAACCGTCCGATTACGGGACGTATCCAGGTCGGCACACCGATACCGATAACCAAGTACGCCAACTACTCCCAGGAGGTATTGGTAAATTACTATGACGGCGCCGCTGTCACCCGTGTCAGCCTCGGCACAACTACCGACGTGCGTAACTACTTGCAGAACTGCGCGAGCGGTTACGACCGCGCCGTGGTGTTCCCGCGTTACTCCGTTACCGATCACACCGAGCTCGGCTTCAGCCTCACGATTATACCCAAGTGCCACCGCTGGCAGCTTTATTATCAGAACTTGCTCGGAGGTATGGACTGCCTGGTTATTGAGGGCAAGGCGGTACAGCGTGACGCCTACGGCCGCACGGTGATAAACAAGACGTATAACAACAGCCTCACACCGATACACAGCGCCGGTAAGGTCGTCATATCTACCGACGTGACAAGAACGTGGGAGCTGCACACAGGCTGGCTCACGGACGCAGAGGCGGGCCGCATGGGTCACTTGCTGGGCAGCCCCCTCGTTTACCTCTACGACTGCGTGAGCGGTGTCTATTACCCCGTCATAATCAAGACGGACGAGTACCAGCAGAAGGTCACCCGCTACGACGGCATGATACAATACACTATAAACGTCGAACTTGCTGAAACGATGAAACGATGAGACGCAAGATTGAACTATACATAAACGGCTCGCTTGCGGATATTGCCACCGACGCCCTCGTACTCATGAACTACAAGCAGACGGATGCCACCGCGCCCGCTGCTGTGTTCAACTCCTGGAGTCAGTCGGTCGTACTGCCGCGCACGTCAAAGAATAACACTATTTTCGACCATATCTTCCGCGCCGATCATGTGACGGCCTCGGGTAAGTTCAACGCGCTTGCCCGCACCCCGTTCACTATCTACGACGAGCAAGGCGAGATACTCGAAAGCGGCTACCTCAAGCTGACCGACTTCGACGACCGTCAGTATAACGCTACCCTTTACGGCGGCCTCGGCGGTTTTCTTTTCGGACTCATGTATAACAGCGACGGCAGCAAGCGTAGCCTTGCCGACCTGGTCTATACACCCGGAGGCGACGAGCACGAGTTCGACTTCAAGATTACACGCGACGCAGTACGCGAGGCGTGGCGACACCTCAACGGCCTCGAGGTACATAACATACCCTGGCATTATATCAACTTCGCTCCGTGTTACAACGGCATACCTGGTAATGGCTTTAACAGCAAGAGGGCATTTTGTCCCGTTGCGGGTATCTATGGCGTGACGGGCAGCGACAGCGGTTATACCTCACGGCGTGGTCACGTCATGGTCGACCTTGAGAACAACGTCGACGAGTGGGCTGCTAACGACTTGCGCTCATACCAGCAGCGGCCGGTACTACGCTTCCGTCGTGTGATTGACGCGATTTGTAACAGCGCTAACAACGGCGGTTACACCGTCAACCTTGACGCCGATTTCTTCAAGGGTGCTAACCCCTATTACGAGCAGTTATGGCTCACTCTTCCGAAGATAGACGGCATACAACTGCCCAACGAGGCCGCCAGCGGAACGTCTAACGTGTCATCGCCTACCGAGGGCGCTGCACCTACCTATTCCGAGCAGTCTATCTTTGACAAATCCCTTGAGGGTGATTGGATAGACAAGGGCTTCGCGGCCCAGCATGACG